ACCTAACTTTGCCAACGCCTTAGGCACGCAAAGTCCATTACTGAACACAATACGACGCTAAGTAGTTTGTGTAACAAACAAGGGAAAAGACTTCCCTTGTTAAGTATTTTATAGAAAAGGAAATGAAATGCAAAATGAAACTCAAAACCCTTGGGACGAATCTGCTCCCAACGACACTACCAAAACCACACGAGCCACCAAATCAAAAAAGATTGCAGATGAAATCTTAAATGTTCCAGCGGCTGTGCCACCAATGAGTCCCAACGCAGGCGACTTTGATATTGATGGCCTAATGACAGACTTTCCAACAGCCAAGGATCTAGAACGCTTTGTTTATGATCAAGTTGGTATTGTGCTGAACTTGAAAGGTCGTGCCAACAAACTAAAGTATCAAACAGCAATGGATGCGCTGAATGGCGTGCCTATTGATCCCAAGTTTACTGGCAGTGACAATCCCTACATTGACAAGGCTGAAATGGTTCCTGAAGAACCAATCAAACCTGTGCCTGCTCGTGATGCCAGTTTGCCTGACCTGGCTGATATTCAAAATAACTTTTATAGTCCACACATTCCGCATCCTGATCCAGACTTTAGAGCACAAGATAAAAAGTGTCATGTTATCTTTCGCAAATACAAAACAGGACAGATCAGTTACGAAATTATTGGTCCATTAGAATCAAGAGCAGTGGGTGAAAAGATTGACAAGTTTGGTCGCAAGAGACCAGAGATTATTAAGTGGGTTGATCCACGCACAGGTGAACAAGTGGTCATGCGTGAAGATGGCACACTGACACCACAAGGCAAACGCTTGCGAGCCATGATGCAGACATTCCGTGTGAACAATTCAAACCAATGGGCAATCTGGGTTGATCGTGAGTTTGTTACACTAAACAGCAATGTTGCCAACAATCCATGGGATATCACCAAATGACCAATGAAATCCGCGATGGCATGATTCACCAAGCACAGCAAGAGCGTATTGTAAGAGATACAGTCATAATGCAAAAGGTAAATCATGCTCACAGAGAAGGATTCAAGTCACGCTTTCCTGGACAGATTGAACATTGTATGCGACTCACAGCCGAACGCTTGCAAGCCATCTTGACCAAGAAGCCTACGGATCTTGCTGATCCCACAACATGGAATTGCACAGCAGAAGAAATTCGTGACCTAGCAGTGGCCTTAGATAAACTGGCTCATTTACATCACGCTTATCCTATAGAGACAGAACATGACCAACATAGCAAGTAATGAAACCAGTGGCTTTGATGTTGTAGGTGCTTGGATCAATCCTGATCAGTGTCATTTGACCATTCGCCTGAATGAAGATGGCATGGGTGAATGTGAAATTGATTATGTGTTTGATCAGTTTGATCTTGTGTTTTTGCGTGATGTTATAACTGAGTTCATAGACAGCCAACCCAGGACTTGACATGCTGGGCACAGAAACCTTAATGGCTCGTGCCTTTCGTTATGTGTTAGACAAGAACAATATTCATGTTGAAACATATAAAGCATGGCCCACTAACTTACAATTACAACTACAAGACCTAGTTATTGATATTGCCGATGACATGCGTTATCAACAACTCAAATACTTTAGGCCGTTTGAACACCAACTGACTTTCTTTAAGACTGGTGCCAGTGAACGCCGTGGTATCTTGGCCGCCAACCGTATTGGCAAAACAGTGTCAACCTGTTATGAAACTGCTTATCACTTGACTGGACAGTATCCAGACTGGTGGGAAGGCTATCGCTTTGACCGACCTATTACCTGTATGGTAGCAGGTGAAGGTTGGAGTCAGGTTGCGCTGGTATTACAGAATGAACTGCTGGGCACTCAAGATGTTAAGATTACAGATAATCTTGGCACAGGTGCTGTTCCTCGCGATTGCATCATAGTAGACACCATGCGTAATGATGGTGCCAACTGTATTGGTGTAGAAATACGACATGCAAAAGGCGGCAACAGTTATCTACTGTTTGCCAATTATACGCAGGAAGTTCGTCAACTACAGGGTTTCAAATTGAACCTTGCTGTGTTTGATGAACAGCCACCAGATGACTTCTTCAGTGAAATTGTTACTAGAACAGCCACAACACAAGGCAAAGTGCTTTGTTCATTTACACCCTTAAAAGGTTTGAATGGCTTGGTTAGTAAATTTTGGAACAAAGAAGAAGGCTATGAGTTTATTCGTGTAGCTTGGGATGATGTTCCAGAAATGGATCCTTGGGGACAACCATTCCTACTGAAGGAAACACGCCGACAGTTAGAGCGTGACTATTTGCCACATGAGCGAGAAGCCCGTATTGCTGGCAAGCCTGTGATGGGCAAAGGTGCTGTGTTTCAAATACGCAATTGGCCCTTGTATAAAACAGGTGACATTGATTTTGCCAACATCAGCAACATACAGCGAGTCATTGCTCTTGACTTGGGTCTGGTCAATGACAAAACTGTTATTACATTAATGTATTGGGAACCATATGAACGAACTGCTTACTTACATAAACAAATTATTGTGCAGGGCGTTGAAGAGGCTGTGCCCAGCCAGTATATCAATCATTTACTTCGTCCTGAAGTGTTTGGCACTCCTATTGTGCTACCTGCTGATGCTAATACTCCTGGCAGATACACCATGAGTTCAAACTCAATTCGTGAACTGTTTGAAAGTTACGAATTGAATGTGTATCACAAAGCCATCATGAATCCGCCTGATCAAGAAGGGCGTGTGACCAATCATAAAAGTTATGGCATCAATCAAATGCGTCAAATGCTGGAAGTTGGCAGCCTAATGGTCAACGAAAACTGCACACAGTTTCTAAGTGATGCACAAAACTACTATGTAGATGAAAAAGGCAGATTCAGTGATCCAGATGACACCATTGACTCAGCAAGATATGCCCTGTTGGCAGTGTTACAAAACATTGCAGAACCTTGGGACAACATGAGTCCGCGCCAGCGCATGGCACATCAAAGAGACAAATTTTATCGGCCGCGTGACGAAAGCAACAAGGCCGCAATTAAGAAAACTTACAATCCTGGAGGTTAAATGGCATACGAACTATATGAACAAGATTGCTTAGAATGGATGAAGCAACAACTAGATGCATCAATAGATGTAATAGTAAGCAGTCCACCTTACAATAGAAACTTGGCATACAACACATACAAAGACAAGAAATCAAACTACTTAGAATGGATGCGTGATGTATGGACAGAAGCGTGTCGCATATTAAAGCCTACTGGACATTTATTCTTAAACATAGCAGGCAATGGCAAAAATCCATTCTTAGCATATGAAGTAGCACAAACTGTTCCTTGGCAGGTTCAAAACAACATTGTATGGGCCAAAGCAATAGAGTTCAAAGGACATATCTATGGGCGTAGCACAGTCAATATAAACGCTCAATATGTGCTACCACATGGGCATGAAACTGTTTGGCACTTTACAGCCAAAGGTAAAACTCCTATTGATGTAGTAGCAAGTGGTGTGCCATATCGCCCTGAGTTTGCTGAAGATAACTTTAAGAGAACTGGACGCACAACAAGACCCACAACTACTTGCTGGCATATCCCTTATGAAACAACAGGCTACATGGGCAAGGATGCTAAAGAAATCAAAGGTGATAAAGGTCATCCTGCTATATTTCCAAAAGATTTAGTGCGTCACTGCTTAAAGATGGCAGGCGTAAGTAACAGTTACAGAATCTATGATCCATTTGGTGGCACAGGAACTACTGCCGCAGTAGCAGTAGAGTTTGGTGCTGTAGGTGTGCTAACAGAAATAGATGCAGACTATTGCGACTTTATTAGAAAGAGATTGGCATAATATGACTATAAAAATAACAGCATTGTTTGTGTGTGCCATTGAAGAAAACACAACAATCATGTGCGAGCCACATGCACAAGCATTTGAACTGGTTGCTATGACAGCACAGATTCCACACACCATTATTGAAATGGATCTAGAGGATGCACAAAAACATGAATGTATGGCTTGCGATTTAGAACAGGAACTTACCCGTCCTAAAATCATAGTTCCAGGCCAGTATCATTGACACTAAATAATACATCAATAGGGAACCTATAATAATATGTTGGACATAAAAAATATACCAGTAGACAAGATCAATCAAAACAAAGCTATGAATAGTCGTTTTGTGCGAATGAAGAATCAAATGGATGTCAAAATGGCATCCTACCTGCGCTATCTTGGCACAAAAAATGCAGTCAACAGAGCCAGTGATTATCACTACCTGTGTTTGGCAGTTACAGACTCTACAGCACCTGTGAATGGCATTGACTATATTCACCCAACTGTAAAACCCATTGTTGATTACGCCACTGCTGTTATTGCCAAAGGCCTAATGCCATCAGGCGAGATCAACTTTGAATTTGTAGCAGATGGTGATGATGACACAACGGCTGCAAAACAAGCCAGTGATATGGTTTCAAAAGTAATCAACAGCATGAATGACCCACACTTTATACTAGAGCGTTGGATCATGGATGCCAACATGCACAAAAACGGCATGATGATGATCAAACCTATTCGTGAAAACATTACTCGTTATGTAGAGACAGAAGGAACCAACGAACAACTAAAAGCATTTGAAGCACAGGCCGCTGAATCAGGTCTAACAGCCCTGCGCCAAAGCCGACGCAGATCCAGTGTTGACATGGTCAAAGTCATGGAAGAAGCAAAACAATTGTTGGGTGAACACCAAGAAGATTTTGCCAAAGGTGTTGCTGACAAGTTTATGAATAGTTTGCAAGAACCTGTAGATGAAGGTAATGAAACCATTGCTGGTCAAATGGCCACTGTGGGTAATGAATTTATTGGTGGTCAAGAACAAGTTATCCAAGACGCAATCAATCGCAATACAATTTACAAGGCCAAGTATAAACTAACTGGCTACAACATCAACATCAAGTTTCACTCTATTGCACAGCACTATTGGATCTGTGATCCCACAGTGCCTGAAATGCGTGATCAACCATTCTGTGGTTACTATGATCCAATGTCAATACAAGAAGCCTTGGAACTGTATCCAGACATCAACTTAGAAGAATTCCGCGTTCATGCAGAATACAATATGAATGGCGCTTACCAAGCAGGCTCAGTGCTAAACAACTTGGCCATTCATGCCAGAGACTCAGTGCCGGTTATGGGTATTCCTGTTAGTTCAGCGGCTTCAGCAGATCCAGACAGTCGCCAAGT